ACAGGAACGGGTGCATTAGTTACTAACTCAACTGTTTGGTTAGCCTCATTGTTTGCTCCTGCTCTATTGGAAGTATCTGAAGCCAAACTAACTGTTACAGTAATTTGACTAGTTGTTGTGTTACCTATCATGATTCCAAGAAGCACTGTTGTTGTACTACTTGCCACTGTATAGATAACGTCAGCACTAGTTACTCCTGCTTTAGTTATTGTTTTAAACGTATTTGCCATCTATCCTCCTATTATCCTAATGCTATTGCCAATGCTGTTGGGTCTTCAGTAGAAAATCCTTGGGCTGACATTAATGTTACTACTCTTGATAATGCGGCTTTTTTATTTGTACCACCTGCACCATCGTCTACTATAATTAAATCAGATGTTGTTAAATCTGCTCCAATATCTGAACCACCATCAATCTCTAATGCTGTTAATGCTACTTTACCTGCTGTTGATATTGTAGCTAATTTTGTATCTGCAATAGCTGCACCTGAAGCTACACTTGCGTTAACAACTGCATTTGCTGCAAGTTGGTCTGCTCCAACTGCGTCATCTGCAATCTTAGCTTGAGTTACATTATCATCAACTATAGAAGCAGTTACCACAGCACTAGCTGCTAATTGGTCTGCACCGACTGCATCATCGGCTATCATTGATTGTTCTACAGCATCACTTGCAATAGTCAAAGCACCATTTGAAGCAACTGTAGCATCACCACTTACTTTACTAAATACATAAGTTGGTATTCTGGACATGGCAGATTTTCTTTCTGTTCCGCCACCGCCATCATCTACAATAATTAAATCTGCATCCGCTAAGTCTGCACCTATATCAGTAGCACCATCTATTTCTAATGCACCAATATCAACTTTACCTGCAGTAGATATAGTAGATAATTTACTATCAGCGATAGAACCTGCTAACATTCCGTTAGTTACTGTACCACTATCACCACTACCAACAAGTGTACCTGTTGCTACTGGTAATGTTAATACTGCACTACTTGAAGCTGAGTGTGGTTGTGCTTGAAGTGTTTGTGCGTGAGCGTTAGAAGACTCACAATAAAATTTTACTTTTGATACAGCACCTGTACCTGTTCTAATATCAATGTTACCATCTGTAATAGTAATACCGCCTGATGAACCATTACCATCCATAATAACTTTACCACTACCATTAGGTAATAAATTAATATTGCCATTAGATACTGATACAATATCATTACCATTAACGTCTAAGTCTCCACCTAGTTGTGGTGTAGAATCCTCTGCTAAATTTGATATAGCACTTGATGTTGCAAGTCCTGCTACAACTGCACTTCTTGTAATTTTCTTTAGTCCGCCACCTGAAGTATCTACTGCTAAGAATACATCATCATTAGCTACTGTAGATATTTCTGATAAAGAACCGACAGCTACAGAATTAAAGTTTGTTCCGTCTGCTATTAAAAGATTACCTGCAGTATTTGTAGCCATAGTAATATCATCACCTGATACTGTTAGGTCTCCTGCTATTGTTACATTTTGACTAGCGTCTATTGTTAAAGCAGCAGTACCACCTGTAGTCATTGTAATAACATCTGAACCACTAAATGCAATAGATGTGTTATCATCTGCATCACCTGCAATACTATCTAATTGAATACTACCTACATTGGTAATAGCTGAGTCACTAAAATCTAAAGTTCCTGTAACATCAAAGTTTCCGTCTACTGTTAAGTTACCTTCAATAGTTGTGTTAGCACCGCTTAATGTAATAGCTGCAGTTGGTGTTGAGCCTGATTTAATTACTAACTCACCACTAGAATTTGTTAAACTACCAAAAGTTGTACCACCATCTTTAAGTGTAATATCTGCACCATCAGCATCTAATATAATATCTCCACTAGAATCTAAAGTAATTGTACTTCCATCACTGGTAATACTATCTAGTGCTAAACTTCCAACATTTGTTATACTAGCATCACTAAAATCTAATGCACCGCCTACTGTTAATGTTCCTGATATATCTACATTACCATTTATATCAACTGTAGTAGCTGCAATTTGTATTTCTGTATCTGCTACTAAATCTAGTTGTCCATCTGCAGAAGAATTAATATATATTGCAGTATCTCTAAACTGTAATTTTTCTGTACTAGCGACTAAGATATCATCTGAAAACTCAAAGTAGTCTTCGTCTTCCATCCATTTTAATACACCATCACTAGTCTCACCATCAAAGGTGATTGTGATATCTGTTCCTGCAGTAGCTGCTCCGAATGTTAAAGTGTTACCTAATAACTTAGTTATTGGCCCACCTTCATTGGCAGTTCCATCATGGGTGTGTCCTGTACTAGCAGCAAATGCCGCTAATAATTGGTCAAACTCTGCATTAAAATGAGACGCTTCGATAGTAGCACCATCAACAATTGTTGCGGAACTCTGTCTAGTATAAGTTGCTCCCATATGTTATCTTCTTCCTCCTGCTATAAATTCCATTTCAAAACCTTTTAAGGCTACTGGACTGTTGCTTGTTGCATCTAATATTTTTGCTGCAACTGTAAAACCACTCCCTTCAACGGGTTGTCTAATTAAATTAGAACCTGTAGAACCATACACGGCTGTTCCAAAAACAGATTCTGCTAAACCATACTGTGCTATATTACCTGTTTGAGATAATGTATAGGGTTCTGGTTGTGGTACTTCATCATCACTAAAATCATACTCTAATAAAAAGCTAGATGATAATGCACCTGTTGGGTCGATATTCCAAATTACTTTTTGAAAACTTTTTCTAATTCCGGGGTCTCCCATAGTCATATCAGGTGACCTGTAAATACCGCTTATATTTACTGTTGTAGATGCTTGTGTAAAAACATTTCCTGATTCTTGTTTATATACAAAACCATCATAACCACCAGATATTATTGTTTCTGTTCCTGATATAAATTCTGAATCAGTGCTAGAAACTTTTAAACCTTTTACATCACCATACTCAAAACCTAATTGACCTGTATTAGGATTAGCTTTAATGACAGATAATAATCCTCTTGATGAATCTTCCGCTTGTGTATCGGATGTAGGAAAGAATAATCTGTATTGTGATTTATTTCTAATAACTACTGAATTAATATTATGTGTAGTTATTTCATTAATTCTTTTTTGTATTTGTTTTGATACAGTACCTAATTCTATATCATCAATTCTATCTGTACCTGCAATAGTTCTTAAACCATCAGGTGCTAGAAATACAACATCACCTGCAAGTTCCTGAATACTTCTACCATCTACACATCCAATATTTCTAGTGACAGGTTGTACTGCAAAATCAGAAGAACTACTTCCTGTTAGTTTAAATATTTTATCTTGGCCAAATATAAATAAAGTATCACGGAAAGCTTTTAGTCCTACAATTTCTGTATCTACTTTAATTGTACCGCCACCTGAACCATTCGTAAAACTATTAGTTTCAGTTGGACCCATAAAACTTATTTGTTGTTTATTACTAGCATCTCCTGAAAAAAATATATGATTCTTAAATATTTCTACAAATTTAAAGTTAGCTGTTCCTGATGCACTAACAACAGATGTACTAAAAGAACTGTTTAATATTTGTGGACTAGATGTTCCTGTAGCAATAATAATTTTATCTGTGCCATCAAAGTTAAATAATCTATGTTCATAGTTTTGTGTGGGTGTTCCTAGACCTGTAATAGTAGATGTCCAACTACCACTACCTGCACTTGCTCTATGTATACTACCACCTCTACCTGCTAAAACTACATTATTAAAGATTGCAGTAAATACTACTCTTTCTGTAGAGGCAGATACTTGAGGACATATATTAGAATTAAATTTTGTAGTTCCTAGTATTTTTTTATAACCACCTTCAATATCAGGTTCAAAGTTTTGTAGTTGTAGGGCCTCTCCCGGAGACATAGAGAACACATCTTTGTTTAAGATTAATCCTCCACCTAAACTAACTACTGAAGGTTGTGTTGCTGCCATACTATGTTACAGTTAATACTGAAGTATTACTTGTTGTTCTATTAGAAGTGTTAAGATTTACTCTAGTATCTTTCATATATTCAATATGATTTAACATTTCTATTCTAATTCTTTTGACTCCTGCTTCGTATTCAGCGTTAGATATATTAGCCATAGGTACATCATTTTTTAATTTATATAAATAATATTTTGCTCTATTAACTACTACGTCTGCATAAATATCTGGTAAATCCATTGTATCACCATGTGCTGATAACTCTGTATGTGTTTTATAGTATTCATAAAATACTGTGTAATCATCAAACTTAGGTATCGGTGATAGGCCAAAACTTTTATGGTCAGGTGTTCTATACACAAATAAAGGTTTGCCATACTGTGAATCATTAGCTGCTACATCTTTTCTAAATGCACCTTGTAAAAATCCATCATAAGTCATAGGCTTTAACTTAACTGCTTCTTCTTGTCTTTTAACTCTTACATAATCTACATCCATATTAGTAGCTGTGCTTGGATTATTTAATGTTATAAAAGTTGTAGCTGCGGTTGCTGTAAATGTTGTTGATAGTATTTCACCATTACCAAAATCTGTAACTGTGATTGTACTATTTAAATTTTGTGTTCCTTCTGCTGCAGTACCTACTTGAACTTTAAATGCTTGTCCTGTAGAATTTGTATCATATGCTCTAACAGATATATTATAAACTTCTCCTACAATAGTTGATATAGATTGATGTGCTGCAAAATCATTTAAACGTAATCTACCATTACCTGTAGAATTATAAGCTGCACTGCCTGAACCTGCTATTGTGGTCCAACTACTTATATCAGATGTAAATTCACCATTAGTAATTAAATTAGTAGGTGCTATTCTAAAAGAATCAAAGTTTGCTTTTCTAAATGCTGCAGGAAAATCATACTCTTGTTGTCCTGTAATGGCTACTTGAGTTCCGTCTGTGTGTAACCAAGGCCATTCAACTTCAGCCATATATAAATCATTAATAGCTTTGTTAATAAAATTTTTAGCAGAAGTTTGTACACCTCTACTTGAACTAAAGTTAGAACTTGTTAGTTCCACTTCATTCAATTCATTTAGTACAAAATTAGTTAATTCTAAATATGTCCTTGTTGTTGCCATTTGCTATCCTGTTTTTGTTGGTTAATTGCATCTATTTCTTCTGCTGTCATACAAATCATCATGCTAGAGTGTATGGTCTCTACTGGAAATTGTCTTTCTATTGATTGTTTTAGTTCTGGTTTTTTAGATTTTAAAAATAAATCACAAGTTTCTACTTCTGGAAATTCTACAAATCTATATGTAAAAAGTTTTGGAGATATTTCTCCATGTAATAATATAACTAATACTATAAAAAATTTCATGTTTATTTTAAAAGGAGGGGTATAAACCCCCCCTAGTTATTTGCTATTATGCAAATGTTACTTTTTGTGCTTCGGAATCACCTTCACCATCGAAGTCAGCAAGTACACAGAATACTCTGACTTTTGCGTCAATAGCACCTGTTGCTACTACTAAATCAATAGTGTCAGCAGCAGCATAGACTCTATATCCAATAGATGTTGTACCCATTGAACTGTCTCCTGCTCTTGCTCTGGTTGTTTCCAAACCTGCGGTTGCAGTTGAAGCAGATACAAAAGCATCTACGTCTGCACCATCGCCAAGTGATAGAGTTCCTGAATTACCTGCACCATCTGCAGTTAAAACATCTAGACCTGCATACAAACATAAAGTGTTTGCAGGTACTTCTATTACTTGTACAACGTCACCGGCTGCATTTGTAAACTTAGAAAAGTCTACTACTTGTGTCACACATCTGACTGCCTTACCTAAAGGTAATGCTACAGGAGATGCTGTGTTACCTGTTACTGTTAAAGTTGCCATTTAATCATTACCTCCTATTAGTCTATTTTGATATGTGAAAGAACGAGAGCATTGTCTCTTAGTACTTTTCTTCCAAATACATGAAGACCTCTAACTACATCAGAAAAAGTCTCAGGATGTCTGATAACTTCAATCTTTGCGATATGGTTAGCTGTCGCTGTAGATGACATATGACCACCTAATACTTTGAAGAAGTTCGAAGTTGAACTTGCTGCGAAGTTGTTTGTCATATATACGTCCATGTTCATAATCTTACCGGCAATAACTTTACCATTTCTTAATGGTGCGGCACTACCTGTAGTATCACTCATTAGTTTGCTAGATGCTTGACCTAATTGCTCTACAAATTCTGGACCTGCTAAGAACCATCTGTTCTCTTCTGGTACATCAGATGCATTTAACAATCTATTTACTTTAGAGATTGTGTCAACTGGGTCAATTTCGCCTGAAGCAAAACCAACATCTTGGTCTTCTCCAGAGCCTGTGTCTGCTCCTAGTAAGTGGTCAGGGCTAGATGAACTAACTCCTGCTACCATTGCTGCGATTACGTTTTTGTCATAAGCGTTCTTAAGTGCATAAGCACCAGAAGAAGTTGCAACACTTTCAAAGTTAACATGGGAATGTCTTTCCTCAATGTCATCAACTTTAAATGAAAATGCGTTTGCTTGGTCGACAGTCAATTGGATTTGGTCATCAGTGATGTCTTGTGCATCAACAACCGCTCCTCTTGAGTACGCACTAACAGTAATAGTAGGTTCTTTTATGATGTTTACTGTGTCTCCAAAAGCTTCAATCTCACCGGCATAGTCAGTGTTAGTAATTGCTTCTACTACTGATGCGGTACGAAAGAATTTTTGGACTTTTTGGGAATAGATAATCGGGCTAAAGTTTCCGTTAGCTAGATTATTATTACCTGATACTTTATCAAAAGCCATCTTTTTTCTCCTATTATTTATTAGTTATTATTAAAATTGATATGAGTTAACTGTTTATACGATGCGACCTTCTCTATGAGCCTTATCAATGTCAGCTTCAAACTTAGAGTACTCATCTGGTTTCATAGATTTAATAGCTGCCCAAGTCCATTGTTTCTTATCAGTTGGTGTTTCAGATACTTTAGTTTTAGAAACTGCTTTCGCTGCTTCTTTCTTTGCATCATAGTTTACCTTCTTATTAGAAAGTCCTCTGTCATACTTGTACAAGTCTATTGCACGTGCTGCAGATTTTGGATTGTCACTATTATCATAAAGCCAAGATTGTACTGTACTATCCTGTACAGAAGCCCAGTCATGAAAATCTCCGCTTTCACGAATCTCTTTAAAGTCTGGATGCTTCTTTGCAAGTTCTACTTCTGCTCTATCTCTAGACAAAGAAGATTGTTGTTTTTTTATTTCCAACAGTTGTTCTTCCATTTCTTGTTTAGATTTAAGTGTAGCTTCTGTAGTTAATTGCATAACAGAATCATACATATCAGGATAGTCTTTTCTCCACTCTTCTAAATCTTCTTTAGATTTAAAAATAGGTTGAGAAGCAACTGCTTCCTTTTCTTTCTTAAGTTTAAGAACTTCATCTTTATGCTTAGATATTGTCTCATCATAATGCCGTTTTAAATCGTCATATCGCTTCTTAAAAGCGGCATCTTCTACTCCTACAGGGCGGTCTTCTTTAGGTTTCTTCTCGTCAGTTTCTTCCTTAGATTCCTCGGTGGCTGTTGTTTCGACTTCCTTGTCCATTAAGTTCCTACTCGGATGCTTATATGGAGTCGGAGTTGCGACATCTTCTGTTGCTGAATTTTCTTCTACAACAGGAGTTTCTTTATTGTCTTGTTCCATTTATTCTCCTTCGGGGTGCTGTTGGATTCAGGTCGCCCCCTATATGCAGGGCCTCTATTGAGAGGGTGGCTGCGTCATCATTCCCTGACCTTGTGTAGGTGCAGGGCTTTCTCCTTGCGGTGAAACTTGTGGTTGTGGTTCGGGTAATTCTTGTTCCATTAACATACCGAACTCAGGTCCAAATATTTTAGACATAAAATCTCTAAAAGGTTCTACGTTTATTTGAGTAGCTATATTTAAT